AAGAATTTCTTTTGCCACATTTCTTATTATTTTATCGTAGTTTCTTTCGTTGTCTTCGTCTTTTATCTCTCCCATTGAATTATCCAAAATCTTCATATATTCTTCGTGTTTTTTAGTAGAAATATCGTCGGCTTTTGGATTTGCTTTCAACCACTCCGGGACTAACTTGATATTCTTGTGTTCTATCAATTTAATCGCGCGTTTCATGTGTTTTTTATCTTCGTCCTTTACCCAAGTATCATTATCTTTCACGTGAATCACCTCGCGTTTCAAGTCACTGCAGTGAATAGGTCTTTTATACACATCAAGTCCTTTCAATTCTCGGATAAGAATATTATTAATACTACCCACATAACCAAGTCTACCAAAATTCTCAAAATCTTTAAAACCAACATCAATACTGTTGATAAAATCGGTAATATTGAACGCATCTTTGCATTTTTCATTCAAGAAAATTTGCAAATTAAACTTGGTATTGTTTGTTGTGTTGTTGGTTGTATTGTTTGTAATGTTGTTCGTAATACTATTATTCGTATTTACAAGTTCAAGAATTTTCTTGTTTTGTTCAATAATAAGTTCTTTAAATTCATTGTTTTGTTTCAATAATTCAAGAATCATCGTAGCATTCATTGGATTTTCTTCTTCGGACTTTTCTTTTAATTCTTCTGTTATTAAAAGAATATTTTCTTCGGAGTTTTTATTTTTTTCTTCGGAAATTTTACATTTTTCTTCGGAAATTTTACATTTTTTTTGATGTTTCCACAGTCCGCTTTTATTCTTGTAACTTTTACCACACTCACACGTTATATCAGTTTTCTCGTTTTTGCTCATTTTTATTTCCATTTCGGTTTCCGTTATTTTCTTTACATGTCGTGATGTTAAAAAATGACGTTCTAAATTAAATTTTTTACTGCATTTATAGTTACACTTTTCACACAAATATAACGGTTGCTCGTTTTCGCTCGTTTTTGCTCCAAAAATAGTTCCTAAAGTTTCCATATTTTATAAAAAGATAAAAATTTAAGTTCTTTTTTTTTAAATCAATTTTTATGCTCACAAAACTATGGTCTCACACAAAATATGAAAATTTGAAATTTAGAGCATTATGATGTAAAACACGTTTTGAAAACTAGTTGTTTCCAAAATACCTAGGGTATTGAAAATTGGACATTTATTTTTGTCCATTTTTTCAAACCCCTATGGCTTTTGAGCAAAATTTTTACCATTTTCTGCCTTCGGTAATTTTCTTTATTTTAACACTTTTTATATTGAAAATAAGAATACCTTCACATTTTTTTGATTTTTATGCAAGGGATGTAACTGAAAAAAGGCACTACGATAAAATTATGGTTTTTACTAAGAAAAATTTTTCGGATAAAAAATTAAAAAAGTTATTGACCAAGTCGGCCTCACTTTTTATTTTAATTAAATTACAAAGAATAATTTCCTACTTTTTCGCGATAGTTTGCATTGTATCTGTAGTTTTTAGTTGGGTCAATTAAGATGCTCATTGTCTTCATAATCTTGAACGCATGTTCCGGATTCAATGATTTAAACTTGAGAATTGCATATTGAAACATCATCTGTATGTCTCGTTTATTTTCAAAATTGATATGCCAATCCGGAGAATAATGTGCGTTGATAAATCCTACTTGTGTATTAGAATTCATATGTCTTTTTCTCTGTAAATTTGATAGTGAGTTCAAGTATTCTGGACAGTTACACAATTTTTCTAAAAATCTAATCTTGAAGTAGTCATAACCGATTTGTTTATTGTTGTCAATCTGTGAAATATGATTTGTCAATTTTGCAAAGTCAACACGTGACTCTAAAAGTTGTATCCGAACAGTTGTCGGAATAAATGTTGCAATGTAACTGACAATATCTTCCGGCAAAGTATTTGTAACTGCATTCAGAAATTTCTTGGATGATTCTATGTTTGATTTTTTGACTAACTGGTTGTGTTCTATTTTTTTTTCATTTTCGTTTTCCTTGACTAAAGTTTTGCACATATCCATATAAATTAACTTTGTTTTTTTGGTTTGTAGTTGGATGGATTCTATTGACAACTGGTTTTTTCTTTTATCTACTTTTTCACTTTTTCTTGCATTTTCTTTTAATTTTTTGTAAATATCTGTTTGTTCTAGGGTTAATTTTCTTAACTCTTGTTTGAGGTATATTATTTCCATGTTATTTTCATGTGACTTTTTTGTTAAAGTAACCCATTCTACTTCTAAATTATGTTCCTCTCTTGAAGTGTCTTTCACTTTCTTATCAACTGCTACAATTTCTTTGGTTATTTTTTCTATTTTTTTTTTGTATGAAGAGTTTTGGGCAGACTGTTGAGTTTGAGTTGACATTTTAAATGATTGGTACGTTGATGCTTTTTTATGCTTCCGTTAAAAAAAGCATTTTATAAATCAATTTTTTTTTACAATAGTGTAAAAAACAATTGACTAACTATTTATAGACCACCTCTTAATCGTAACACGAGATGAAGGGTTGATTCCTTTTGCACCCCATAATCTGCTAATGTTCTACCGTCTTCTAATTGCTTACCACTGTATATAAGTCGTTGCTGGGAGATTGGGATCCCTTCCTTGGATTCAATTTTTGTTTTTACACTTTCAATGGTGTCACTTGGTTCAACTTCAATGGTAATCGTTTTTCCGGTGAGTGTTTTTACAAATATTTGCATATTTTATATTAGTATAAGAAATTTTTTTAAGTGTTTTGATTTTCATTATTATTAACTGGACGAATATAAAATGAAATATTATCCGTATCAGTAATGTCTCGTAAAGTAGTATTGATAGATGGTAATAAATGTTCTCCTTCTTCTTGTGCATTTTGGCCGGCAATTACAAAGACAAAGTCGTTTACTTCACTCAACTCTAAATATAAATCATTACGAATTCTTGGTCTCATAATGTTATATAGTTGCGAAAGTGTAAATTTAGATGAGATGTCATATGTTATGATGTGTGTGGTATATGATATTTTGAAATAACAAGTAATAAAACTTTGATTTAAATCATTGTGTCTTGTAGTGTCATATATTCTTGGATACTGTCCGGTCATTATGTATTATACAATATAAATATATACTTGAATTGTATTCAATTTTATTTTATATAATATTTATCCGATAACCATTCTTTCAGAAGAACTATGATTTATGTGTGAATATAATTAATCTTTTTGAAATATGTTTTTTTACAGCATAGTAGTTAATAAATGATTCATATTCTTCATCGTATTTTATTCCACATTTCATATCTTGCGAGTTTTCATCAGTGTTTACATATTTTATTTGATAACCACCTTCATAAAGTTTATTATTAAACTCTCCGTATTCGTTGTATTTTATAACGTTGATAATGGTATAGTCTACGTTTTTATCTTCAAACTGAAATTTATCGCCAACTTTAGGTTCTTGCATTATACTATAACGTAAAATTATATTTATTATTTTTTATTAAAATAATAATAAATTATAGGTGTTTTAATTTGCTTCCGATGGGTTTAAAATAATTACCATTATACGGTATATTTTTATTTAATGCTTTTGTAAGTGTCTTGTCGCTCATTTGTAACTGTTTGATACAGTCATATTTACAAATGAATTCTTTTACTAAAATACCATTTGAATTAAACTGACCGATTCCGTCCTTGTATAAAAGTGGTTTTCCATATTTTTCAATAAAAGCTTGTTTTAATACATTTTGACATTTGTCAAACAACATATAATAGTTTCCTTTTGTTAATGTTCCATTTTTAACTGGATTATCCAAAGCAGATACAGATTCATACCCATTGTTTGTTGCTGCAGTTTTTCTGTCTAAATATATATTTAAAATTTCTGTTTTTTCGCTATTTAGTTTCGCAATATAACCAAGATTTTGGATTTTTGTTACTTTTGTAGGAATGATATTATAAATAATATTCGGGTCTTTGTCACGTTCAACATACATCCAACGATATCCTTGATAAACTGTATTTTCTTTTATCGCCTTATCAATACTAGGTCGTTTCATAATAAAATTTGATTCTTTTATACATTCAGCAACACTTTCATATATTTTGATTAAATTCAAATTTTCTGGATTAATTTGTTGTAGTCTTTGACCCAATGTTATAAGCGGTTGTTCAAACCCAGTAGTTGTTTTTGTTTGCATAGAGTTCATTTTTTCTAATATTTCTTTGTTTGACTTTTCCAATTTTTGAATTATTTTCATCATTTCTTTTTGAGTGTTTAATAATTCTTGAATTTCCATATTATAATTGTGTTGTTCTAATGTTTGATTTGATGAGGCAATAACTTGTTTAAGTGTTTCATTTTCAACACGTAAATATTCAACATTATTATTGAATGTTTTTATATTTGTATTTACTAAGTGGAGTAACATTTTATAGGTTAAATTTTTTCCAATTAAAAATAGTTCGTTTTCTTTTTCGTGGTTAGGTAAGTCGGTTACTTTATTAAATTTCACATTTTCGTGGGATAAAATGAATTTTTCAAAATCTTTACTTTTATCTACCAAAAAACAATCCAATAGTAAGGTTTCTTCATAATTTGATTTATGTTCGTTGTATCTATTTTGAATACCTCTTCTACTTTCACCAATTTTTATTATGTAAGTTCCGTCATTGTTTGTTTTTACTTTTATTATATAAAATAATGAACCAATATGACCATATTCACGAAGTAACATTTTTTCTCTTTCTCTCAAAACTTTTTCATCTAACTCTTTTTTATTAGTTTCTTCTATTTGGATAATTTCATTTTTTGCTTGTTCTAGTTGTAACTTTAACTCATTACTTTCTTCTTGTATAGTTTGTTGTAATATTTCTTCTAATTTCACAAAATATTCGTGAATTTCTTTTGCTTTTTTTGTTTCTGCTTTTATACAAAATAGTTTGAAGGTTTTTATAGTCATCATTACTTTTTGTATATTATGACCACCTCTTTTTTTTTTTTCGTTTTTTTTTGCTTCACTATTGGGTGAAGAAAAAATTTTATAATTTTTTTTAAGATTAAAACTTTTTTCTAAAGTTCTAATAGCGGTAAATTTTGAAGCAAACTCCAACCATTTCCATACATTATCTAAATCAATAACAAAATCTGTGGTTGAATTATAGTTTAAGTAACAATAAAACGAAGAAACAAATAGTTGTTGTTCTGTTTCTGAAAAATTTTCTTTAATTTTCATCAATAATTTGTTGTTGTAGTCATTTGTGAGTTTTGTGATTGGATTAGACTCAATCAAGTTAACAATATCAAGCGATTGCATGACTATAATGTATATTATAGATATCTCTTTAAGTTGGTTTATATGCTTTTGTTTATTAAAAACAAAAACAATTATTCACTTTAATACTATAAATGACTATAGTATTAAATTACTTGGTTAAAAAGTAAAATAAATTTGTAAAATATAACACGATATATGCTGTATAAATATTTTTAATTGGAATATGCCAAGCCGCCCATGCCGGACATAATTCTTAAAACGTTGTAGTTGGTGGCATAGACACGAACCTTGGCAGTTCGGGTGCCTTCAACGGTGGCGTTGGAAAGAACTAATTGAAGAGTTGCGTTATCAATTCTGGAGAAGTTGCAGGTGCCGCTTGGTTGATGTTCTTCTGGTCTCAATGCGAATGAATATACGTTAATACCTTCATCTGGGCAGCGAGTGTGGGCTTGGTATGGTTGGACCCATGAGAAGTAAGAACCTTCACGTTCAGAGAAGCGATCTTGGCCGTTAAGTTGAAGTTTGGCAACAACAACTGGGTTTTGGCCCCAACAGTGCATATCAAGGGAGGTTTCAGAAAGAACGAAGGTACCAGCATCAGATACAGATGAACCTTCATTGTGACCACGACCATTGAAGTCAGCAGTTGATAAACCAAGAGATGCAAGAGCAGCGGTGTTGTCAACATTTGGGTTCAAAGGAACTCCTTGACCACCGAAGTTGGTTTCGTTATAAGCGTTGTTGTAAACGCCACCGTGCCAGTATCCGGTGAATCCAGATGGAATAGCAGCATCAAGAGCACCAGCGTCTTGGAATAAACCACGAGCATCAATAAAGGCACCTTCACCGGCAGTAGCATCTGGACCGCCAAATGCATGGATAGCATTAGGAAGGGCATCAATAGCGTCGGTGTAGTTGAATGGTTGGGCACCTAATACCTTGAATAAAGTGGCATCACAAAGAAGGGATGAACAGTAATCAACGTTTTGATCAGGTTGGACGACCCAGATCAATTCCTTGACTGGATGGTTGAAGTTCAACTTAATCTTGTTGGATGATGAACCAACAGATTCATCACCAGTGAATTGAAGTTGAGTGATTAAGTACTCGTGAGGGTTTTGTGCGAATCTTCGGCGTTCATCAGTATCTAAGAAGACATAGTCAACGTAAAGAGATGCGGCAACAAGAGATTGGTTGTATGCAATAGTTGCAGTAACTGGAGTACCAACACCATATTGACTTGATGCTGGATTAGTGTATGGACCACTCTTAGGGTTGTTGTAAGTGTTGCAACTCAATGAAGTGACAGCCCATAAGCATTCATCAATTGGACGTAAATCAAGGTTAATCTTGACTTCGTGGTATTGAAGAGCGATTAAAGGAAGGGCAAGACCAGGGTTGGTACAGAACCAGAATTGAAGAGGAACGTATAAGGTAGTTTCTGGTAAAGCGTTACGAGGAGCACAAACTTGACGTGGTGCAGTAGAGTCACAAGGACCATCAACATCAGCGAAGGAAGGATCGGTGATGAAGGTTAATTGAGTAGTGTTACCAATCATCTTGAAGTAACCCCGTTGTTGTTCAGCAGTCATGGTAAGTTGGTTCCAGATATGCATCCAATCACCATATTGACGGTCAATGCGTTGACCACCAATTTCAACTTCAACTTGGGCGATTAGTTGTTCACCAGGGAAATCTAACCAACGAGCATAGACAGAGTATGCACCAGAAGATAAAGAAGCAGAGTTACCCATAAGTTGGTTAATTTCAGGAAGAGTAACTTGTAAGTAAGTGCGGTAAGCAAGATCACCGTTTCTACTGATGATACAAGTTACACGACGACCGAAATCGGCTTGACCGTTGAAGGTTTGTTCAATTGATTCAATTGAGAAGTTAGTGTATCTTCTGTATGTGACTTTCCAAAAAGTAATTTGAGGGTTACCAGTAAGGTAAACGTCCTGAGCTCCGTAAGCTACGAGTTGCATTAAACCGCCTCCCATGTTTATAATATTGCTAAAGAAAAAAAATATTTGAAAAATAATTTAATTTAATTAATTAATTCATATTTCTAATATTCAACGCCAAACTTGTAAAATTATGAAACAACTTTATTCAAGTCCGAATTTGACTTCATAAATGTAAGTAAATATGAATCGTGTAAGATTTCTTTTTTGCCTTCGTGATTTTTCGTAAAAATATAGACATCATTCTTTTTCTTGATTTTCCAACCATCATTCAATGCATTGTACAAAAATACCATTTTATGAAATTTTTCATTTTCTAAAGTAATATCTTTTTTATTTTCAATATTTATTTTGATTTGAATTGGTTCTTCCATTTATCCTTAATATTTTCAAGAAAACTAAAAATAATTTTAAACCAATGAAAATTATAATATTTCCAACAATAACTAATTAAAAAATACAGTTTATTTTTATAAAGTACAATATATGCCAAGTTTCAAACCGAAAACCACCAAAAAAATAAAGGTGAATAAAAAAAGTATAGTTACACTAGATGGTAAACATAATGATTTTATTAATGAGTTTAATAAAGACGAACAAGATAAAATACCTAAACTAAAAAATGAAAAGAGAGAAATATTGGGTAAATTGAAAGAAAATGAAGAAATGCAAAATTTATCAATAGAACAAGTATTAGACCTAAAGGACCGTATTGAAGAAATAAATGAAGAAATAAAAAATATTAAAATGAAAAAGAAGGAATATTTTTTAGATAACTCTAAATATATATTTGATTATTTTGAAAATAAAAAAAATATTTCAAATGGTGTTGAAGATACAAATAAGTCAAAAAGTAAAATATTAAATTCTTTTTTCAAAATAAATCAAGATGATACAAATCAAGATGTAAATAATATTAATAATAAAAATAATAATATTTTTAAAAAATATTTATCCAACATAGACGATTCTTTTTTGGATATAAATGCATTTATAACACCATCTGATATATGTCAATATTGTTTTAAAGGTGAGTTAATACCCTTAGACGATGAAGGAGTTTTGATATGCAACTCTTGTTCAAAAAATGTTCAGTATTTAATAGAAAATGAAAAACCATCTTATAAGGAACCACCTAAAGAAGTTTGTTTTTATGCTTATAAAAAAATTAATCATTTTAAAGAAATTTTGGCACAGTTTCAAGGAAAGGAAACCACACAAATACCAGAAGAGGTGATTGAAAATTTAAAACAACAGATTAAAAAGGAGAGAATTGATATGAATAAAATGACTTATTATAAAACCAAAGAAGTACTGAAAAAACTAGGATACAATAAGTATTATGAACACATCAATTTTATTAAAGACAAGTTGGGATTAAAACCGCCTATTATTTCACAAGAATTGGAAGAAATATTGTGTAATTTTTTTATGGAAATTCAATACCCATATGCGAAACATTGTCCGGATTATCGTGTTAATTTTTTACATTACTATTATGTTTTATACAAGTTGTTTGAACTATTGGGAGAGAAACATTACTTATCAGAAATTCCAATGTTGAAAGATAGAGAGAAACTAATAGAGCAAGATACTATTTGGAAAAAAATATGTGAAGAACTGGATTGGGAATTTATTGCTACTATTTGATTATTTTTGAGTAAATATATAGTTTTTATTATAAACTATATATTTATCTTTCATATGTTAACTTGTAAATTTACACTACTATAGACCCCCCGGGAAACCTACCAGATTTGCACCAATACCAAAACCAGCGCCAGAACGGGCAGTTACACCAATACTTGGAATATAAGTATCCAAGATACTAAAGGTGGCTGCAGCAGTTAATGCGAGTAAAACAATTTCATCAATCTTCAAAGATTGTTTTGGAATAGCGTATGCGGCAATAGCAACCATTAAACCTTCAACAAGGTACTTGATAACTCTTTTGACAAGTTCGGCAATATCAAACATTTATAATAAATAATAAGAAAAAAAAATGAAAATTAAAAAATAATTAATTTGCGAAATAAAAACTTAAATGAATTTATACAAAATAAATTATAATGAGTACCCCCAATAGTAGTTTTGAACGAAAAACCGATTTATCTGGAAAACCAAATCCTAAATATGTTGATTTATTAGAAGAAGACAAACCAATCGCCGGACAAAAATTTGTTTGTGTATCTTTTGTTTCTCCGGACAAAATTTTAAAGCAAAAAGAAATTTTTTTATTTGAACAGTTCCTAAAGAAGTGGGACTTTTCTAAATCTATGGAAAAGTTTCATCAATTTTTAAACTTCTTATCTTATAAGTACAAGTTGGTTTTTGATGATATTACTAAAGATTTTCAAGAATTTATTAAGGAAGAGTATGAAAATTTATTAGAAAGTAGTATGGAAGATGACTTCAAAACATTTTTAGACCAAAATGAAGAAGACCTTGAAAATGCGTTTAATGTAAAACATAACTTTCAAACTTGCACACGTGGATTAAAAATTAGAGGTGTATATCCTACAATGGAAGAAGCTGAGTTGCGTTGTAAGATGTTGCGTGAGTTGGATCCTAACCACGATGTATTTGTTGGACCAGTTGGTTTATGGATGCCTTGGGACCCAGAGGCGTATAAAACTGGACGAGTTGAATATATGGAAGAGGAATTGAATCAGTTAATGCACGAGAAGACGAAGAACGAAGATTTTGCTAAAACTGCATTTGAACAACGTGTGAAAGAAACTAAGAAAAAGGCAATTGAGGAAAATATTCGTAAAGCAGAAACTACTGGTGCTTCTTTAACACAAACCATAGATGAAGAAGGTAATTTGATTGGTGTAAATAATATGAATACACAAGAAACATTTTTGAAAGAACAAGATGTTATTTCATCTGCAGATATTCGTAAAGAATTATTTGAAGGTGATAATATTATTACTGGAAAAACTGATAATGGACAAAGTGAATTAATTAGTGGTCCTTTTGCTAAAAAAAAGAGTGAGTAAAAGAAAAATAAATATTTAGTCGTAGAAAATAAGGGGTTTATAAAAAATCTAAAAAAAAATATTTCATAACTTATATAAACTATGAAAAATACTAAATATATATTGTTGGTTTTAATTGTAATTTTTGCTGTTTTTAATTATTTTGTATTTAGAGGAGTTGAAGGTTATCACGGAGGTGGTGGAGGTGGTGGAGGTGGTGGTCACGGAGGAGGTGGTGGTCACGGAGGAGGCGGTCGTGGAGGATATGGGCGAGGAGGTGGTTACTATGGAGGGTATGGCGGTTATTATGGTTCAAGTAGTTATGCTATTAATCCATTGTTTTTAGACTACTATGGAGGATATAACTCAAATTATTATTACTTGTATGACGACAACGATTACTATTTAGTAAAAAGACCTCACGGTGAATATATATTAGATATATAAGTGTAATGACTTAAAAATATATTGTTAAATATTTTTAAGTCTACAAAGTATGACAATCAAAAGATTGACAAGTATATTTTCATCTTGTGGAAAAGAGTAAAATTATTGTTGTGTTGGTGTAATTATTATTTATACTTTGTAATAAATAATAATTTAAGTATCAAGTTGTATAAAAATAATCATTGTTAAATATTTTTTTTAGTTTTACTGCATTACTCATTTTAGTTGCAGATATATTTTCATACTGCGCAGCTTTTGCAATTGTATCCCAAGTTCCTAAAATTTCATTTGTTTCAAAATGTTTTTTATATACTTTTTTACCAGTTGTTGATGTTTTTTTAAAATTATATTCATCACTTTTCAAATATAATCCATAATAACCTTGACCGTTACCATAAGGGGTCCAAATTGTAGTGTACAGTGTATATTCACAATTTTTCAGATATTCTTTTATTTCATTGATTTCATTTCCATTTATTTCCTTACCTACACTTTTTTTCCATTTTTGAAATTCTTCTGTTAATGTGGTATTTAAAATAGTGCCGCTTGGTGAAAATTTACATACTTGAAAAATGAATGTTTGTGCATCACTTTGGATAATATTTTTTTTATATTCAATTGCTTTTAACGAAACACCTTTATAACCATAAACAACGTGACCTTTATCTTGTTTTTCTAACCTACACGGTTTGAATCTAGTGTCCAAGTAATGTTTGAATGCATGAAATGTTTCTTTTTTTGGTCTTTCTTTATTCCATAAACGATATTGTCCTTCAATATCTTTGCTTGAAACTTCAACGTCATTTCTAATAATACACATTTCATCAATAAATTGATTGAAATTATTTTTAATATTGTTATCATAAAATAATAATGGTGTTGTTTCTACTACACTTTCATCAAAATCAGTTTGACAAGCAATTTCCGCAGTTGAAATTTTTATTTCTGGTTTTATTTTTTCAAGTAACTGATTCAGTTTCAATACTTTTTCTGAATTATTTGTTATACTGACTGTCTCAAATAAATTAATTACATTTAATACAATTAATTTTGCTTGTTCAACATCTATTTGAAAAACCTCATCTTTTACTCTAGAAAACGATAACAATGAATGTATGTAGTATTCCATAGTTTTTAGGTTTGTATTTTCAACAGTATGAGTAAATTCTAATTTACCATGTTTACATATT